GGGGTGGTATCACTGTCATACACTGGCGTTGCACAGGCGTGGACGGTGATTACTCAGCGTCATCCTATGGCACAACTAGCCACTCACCAGATGCTGATGCGGATGGTTTCATTGCTTACGATAGCGTAACTGAGGCCAACTGTATTGCGTGGGCGCAAGCTCAAGTCGGTCAGGAAGATGTTGAAGCGGCGATTGCTGCTAAGATTGAAGCTGACAAAAACCCAACCAGCGCAGCGGGAGTGCCGTGGGCCGCTGAATAACACAGAAAGGAAATCAACATGACTGAAGAAAAAAAGGTCATTACGATTGACGATGTAGACTACACAGAAGATCAACTGTCAGACCATGCGAAGGCTTGCATTAATCACATTGGATCATTGGATAGCAAAATTTCCTCTGCGGAATTTAATCTAATGCAACTAAGAGTGGGTCGCCAAGCATTTCTGGATATGTTAAAATCTGACTTAGAGAATATACCAGAAGAGATAGCAGCAGAATAACTATCAAATTAGGGCAGAATAATGGAATATGATATACTTTGGACCGCTGGATTAACTGCCCTATTAAGTTTGTTGGGTTGGGCCTGTAGGAACATGTATTCTGAAGTACAGAGAATACAGGTTCTCCTTAACAAGACAAGAGAAGAGATCGCTAAGGAGTACGTCACTAGAGCAGAAGCCCAAAGTGACATGAATAGAATAATAGACCGACTAGAAGCACTCGACGCCAAACTGGATAGGATAATTGAGCGTCGATGATAGATCCCATAACGGCGATTTCAGCCGCTACCGCTGCTTTCGGCTATCTCAAGAAAGGTATTGCCGTTGGCAAAGATCTGCAGGATATGGGAGGTCAACTCTCTAAATGGGCTGGTGCAATAGCTGATCTTGATTTTGCTGATCGTCAGAACCAGAAGCCCCCTTGGTATAAGGCTCTTGGTGGTGGAGTAGAAGCACAAGCTATGGAAATCTTTGCAGCCAAACAGAAGGCTGCTTCCATGAGGCAGGAGCTAAAAGACTACATATCCGTCATGTATGGCCCATCAAAATGGCAAGAAATACTAGAGATAGAAGCAGACCTACGTAAACAGAAACGAGAACACGAACACAGACGCATGGAAATAAAACAAGCTATAATAGAGTGGACTGTGGGTATTGTTGTGTTTGTTGTTCTTATAGGTGGCCTTGTAGGATTTGTATGGTTGGCTAATCAATGACTGTAGATCTAGGATTGCTTGGCTATTTACCATTACCTTTAATGCCTTTCGATAAAGTGAAACCTCTCCCTAATAAGAAAGAACGTATTGTAGAAGAGACCCACAGATCTGTTGACAGAAAAGCAGAAGACTACAAATATGAAACAGCCTACGCATACCACCCGCATAATCAAGCTAAATATCAATCAGCACAAATAGTGGACTTTGTAGTAGCATGAAAATAACACCAGAATGGTTAGACAAGTGGCGTATATGGCCTCGCATGATCCTCACACTTTACGGGATTGCTTTCTATAACACAACAACTTGGTTTATGGCTCTGCCTGATCCTTCAAACGCTCAAGCAGGATTCGTTAGCGTAATCGTGGGGGCTGGTGCGGGTTTTTATGGAATATATGTAAATGGTAAAACACCTTCTGGTGGTAGCAACTCTAGCTCTAAGTAGTTGTGGACCCCTCTCTTATCTTAATCCTTTAAGCAATAGTGGAGGCCCTACTGTTAATGCAAACGTCTTGGCGGGAAAAGAAAATACACAACAAGTGGTCGCACAACAAAATAGACAAGAAGCTGGTAGGGACATCGTTACAACAGAGAAGGAAGTCGAGGCCGAAAACGTCGAGACAATTAAGATATCAAACACAAATATACCAATCTGGGTCATCCTCTTGCTTGTGCTTGGGTGGCTATTGCCAACACCAACAAGTATCGCAATCTGGTTTGGGAACCTATTCACTTCAATCTTTCAAAGGAAGAAATCCGATGACATTTAAACTTGGCGCTAGAAGCGAAGAAAGGCTACTAGGCGTAAATGAAACACTTGTAGATATTGTGCAACGTGCCATTTCTCTCACCAAACAAGACTTCTCAGTGATTTGTGGTAGAAGAACCAAACAAGAACAAGAGGCCCTAGTTGCTAAAGGTGCCTCACAGACAATGAAGAGCAAGCACCTTGAAGGTAAAGCTGTAGACCTTATGGCTTATGTAGCTGGATCTGGTGGTCGTTGGGAACTTAATCTCTATGATGAAATTGCAGATGCTATGGCAGAAGCTGCTGCTGATCTAGGCGTCACTAATTTGCGTTGGGGGGCTGCATGGCATATAGATGATCTAGCCTCTTGGTGGGAAAACAACAACACTGCAGAAGATGCTATGAACGCTTATGTAGACCTAAGACGATCTCAGGGTAAAAGACCATTCATAGACGCTCCACATTTCGAGCTTACATAAAAAGAGAGGCCCCGCAAGGGGCCTTTTTTGTGTTTAGCTTTACGATATAGTTTTGGCTTTTTCTTATCAGGGATTACCTTAGACCTATACTTAGGTTGTCTAAGATCCTTAGCCATTGGGTTAGGCTTCCTCATCTTTGTCTCTCCAGTTTAAACATCGAAAGTCAGCTATCACCCAACCTTGTTCATAAAAATGTTTAGCGCCTACTTGCACTGACATTTGACACAGTTCCTCTGTAGGATGTATTCTAGGGTCTATAGATGCTTGACAGAGACCTTCACTCAAACAAACAAGTAGAATTGCGCTCCACATATTAACTTCCTTCCATTTCTTCTATTAACCTATTTAGATACCATTGTGCCTTCTTTAAGTCTTCTAGTGGTTTTCCCTTGTACCTGTAGCGATGCAGGTATTTTTTTATATTCCCTTCAAGATAGCCCATAAACATCATAACATCCATATTATCCTTTAGATATTCAATGCACTCTATTTTACCTTCGCCGTAGTGTGGCGGGTGATTAACAACATCAGACATGTTTTACCTCGTATTTTGCATGTTCTTGTATAAAATATAAGGGGAGAATGGTCATAAGGTCGCCTCTGTTTGGTCGGGTATGCAACCCCCACTCTCCCCTAAAGTAATCCACACACTTGTCTCTGACAATGTTTATGATAGTTTCTGGGTTTACAAGGTAAAAGAAGTCTTCTGCCTTAACTGCAATATACCTTGCTATATCGTTTGGTACACCCCAACCATCTACCGATTTCCACTCTGGGGGTCTCTTAACAGTTCTGAGTTCCCACCAGATTGTGTTGTCAACAGGCCCATGCCTATACTTTCTCTTTGCCGCTTTTACATCAACATGACCAAACTCTTTGTCTAGTATGTCCCAATGCTCAAAGATATTCTCCTCTTTTGTTGCTTTACGGATGAAGTTATCCCCCCGTAAGGAGATAAACTCTTGTTCTGCTGCAGTGCCTTCATAAACTGATTTTGCGTTTTTTCTCATGTGATGTCTACAATCTCACATACGTCACCAGAACAGGCCATTGTTTGCATACTCACTGTGTTGTCCTCTTGCTCATAGTCGGATAGTTTAGACCAATCAATCTTCTTTGGCATAATTGATAGTAGCATTTCATAGTCTGATTTACCACACTCTTGATAGGGTGCTTGTTGATAAGAGTGGTCAGTGTGTGGCAAGAACGACACACCAGACATTTCATCAAAGTGTTCATACACAAATGCACCTACAGCCATCCATTCAGAATCACGAACTGAGATAGTCACCGATGGTTTATGCTCACACCAATGTCTCTGGTAGATCAGCCACATTTCTAGTTGCTCAATGGCGGTCATGTCATTACGTGTAACTGCACCATTTGGTGATTTCATAGGGAAGCTGAACACTGTTGTCGTATCACCCTTGAATACACATGGTTCATGTGGGATCTTTTGATCCTTCATAAATTGTGTCAGTGGGTCTTTATTATCCCCGCGTACAGTACGGATATAATATGGAGAATGACGAGCATGGATGCCACTTGCGGAGTCAACCAACTGCGAGACTGTTCCTGATGGTTTAACGCAGCTAATCGCAGCAGAGGGCGGTATGTCAAGACGACTAGCCCATTCAGCATTAGTAGAGATAGCGACATTTCTAAGATGCTCCAAAGTTTTGTCCAGACCTTTATTCTTTGTGGTCAAAAGACGGTTATCCATTATGCCTGTGAGTGACACACCAAGCAGACGCTCTTCTTCTGTGTTTT